ATAAGTCTTAATAGAACCATCAGTTTGTTTCACTTTTATCCTAAAATCTACAAAATAACGATGTATTCTATTATCTGTGTGACACCGATAAGGTATAATTGTTTCTTCTGATGACCATTTAACGATTGCAGGGTTACGATCACACCATAAGGCGAAACGAGTTTCCCAACTTGATCTCATAATAATACTTGTTGGGTCACCTTCGTACTTCTCAGGATAAATTGGTTTGTAACGTCTTTTATGATACATATTCCTTATATTTATTATAAATAATATAAAGACTTTTTAGGAAATAGAATGGCATTACAAGATATTGGAAAAAAGGCAAAAGATGTTGCTAGCTCTGTAGGAAAGAATGTTTCTGAAACGTGGAAAGAAGCAAGAAAAAACGCATCAGACTCTACATCTACGCCATTATATGATTTACAAAATACACAATCAACTTATGATAACAAGTATGAAGTAAGCAATCATTCATATCCAGAAGATATTGAAGGCCATAGTGATGAATATGGTCATAACTATGTTGTATTCTATATTAATGTTTCTGAAGATTCTAGATTAGTAAAAGACGCAGATAGAAATAATGAAAAGCTTTTTGTTGAAGATGTTCCACCAAGAATTGTTTCTGAATCTACCGCACAAGTTCAAAGAGGAACTGCTGGGCAAGCAGACGCATATGCTATAGCACCTGCTGCAGCAAAAGGTATAGCAGGTTCTGGATTACTTAAAGTATTAACAGGAAGTGGTGAAGTGAGTGCTGCTACACTAGGTCTTACAGCAGTTGGCACTGGAGCTGTTGCACTTTCTGCATCAAATTTCCAGAATAAAACACGCAGATTAAAAACAGCAATTAAATTGCATATGCCTAATCAATTAAATATTAGATATAGCGCAAACTATCAAGAAGAAGAAGTTTTAGATGATGCATTAATAGGCACATTAGGCCAAGCTGGAGCTGGAATGTTATTTGGTGCTGAAAATGAAGCTAAAGATACGCAAGACAAGGAACTAACAAATAAATTTGCATCAGGTATTGCTGCATTTGCATTGCAAAAAGATATGCCCGGTGGTAAAATGCTACAACGATTAGGAAGAATTGCACCTAACCCTCGTAAAGAACAATTATTTAAAAGTGTAGATGTTAGAACATTTCAAATTGATTATCAATTTTTTCCACGTTCACCTACAGAAATGAAGAATGTCCAAAATATTATATATCAATTAAAATTTCATATGCACCCAGAATATAAAGATGCAAATGCGTTTTTGTATGTTTATCCTTCTGAATTTGATGTTGTTTATTATCATGGTAATCAAGAAAATCCTAATATTCATAAACATACGTCTTGTGTATTAACAGAACTGAATGTTAATTACACACCTCAAGGAAGATTTAATTCATTCCCTGGCGGTGCACCGACTCAAGTTAATGTTGTTATGACATTTAGAGAACTTCTACCACTTACAAAAGAAACAATTAAAGGTGGCTTATAATGTATTTTAAAAAGTTTCCAAAATTTTTATATGATTTTAAAATAAATGGTGAGGATAAATATTTTTTAGTAAAAGATATTACACAGAATGTACGTGTAAGAAAAGAAATACTTGAAAATATTACGTTATATGATGAATATGATATTAGAGATGGTGAAACACCAGAAATTATAGCAGAAAAAGTTTATGGTTCAGCAACATATCATTGGGTTATAATGTTATGTAATCAACGTTACGATTATATTAATGACTTTCCTTTATCATCATATAACTTAGAGCAACATATTACTGAAAAATATGGAGCAGGAAATGAATATAATATTCACCATTATATTGATTCAAATGGAAACATAGTAGATTCTTCAAATGCTGAAGCAACTTCTGTTTCTAACTATGATTATGAAACTTCAGAAAATGAAAAGAAAAGAAGAATTAAATTAATTGCTCCAGAATTATTACAAACAATTCTAAAGAATTTTAAAGATAGTATATAATGAAAAATGATGAAGTAATACGCTTTGCCGGCGATATTAACATTGACAAAGCTGAAATTATCACCGCAAAAGGCTTTTCACAAGATGTCAAAAACCAAGTAATGGCGATTGAATTTTATGAAGATATGTTTGCTCCATTCATATCTGGAATTGCTGTTATTCGAGAAACCTTAGATTACACAAACCTTTTCCCACTTATCGGTGAGGAATATATTACCTTTACGCTTAGAACTCCTTCATTTGAAGATAAAGGCATGATTATTGATGAGCAGTTTGTTATTACTAAAGTTAAAAATAGAACAAAGGCTGGCGAAAGAAATTTATTATATGAAATTCATTTTATGTCAAGAGAAGCATTAGTTGATGTAAACAAAAAGGTAAGTAAAGCTTTTGAAGGAAAAATTACAGATCTTGCTCAAAGTTTTATTAAAGATAAACTACATGGTTTAGAATCTAATAAAGATGTTTATTTTGATGAATCAGCAAATGGAACTAAGTATATTTCTAACTATTGGTCACCAGTAACAAATCTAAATTATCTTTCTCAACTTGCAAAAAATGCAATTGATGCATCAGATTATTTATTTTTTGAAAATAGAAGAGGTTTTAACTTTTTATCAATATCAACATTATATGGTGGTAGCGTTAAACAAAACTTTATTTCTGATGGATATTTCAGAAAAGTCAATAAAGATGGTTCTGCAACTCGAGACGTGTTTGAAGAATATAGAAGAATTACTAGTATAGACGTTCCAGTATTGTATGATTATATTGATCGTGCAAAATCAGGTATGATGGGATCTAGACAGATTAAACATGATCTAGTAACTAAAAAGTACACAGTTAAAAACTTTGATATGTTAGATGATTATGATAATTTTCCTCATTTAAATAATTTTCCTCCGGTTTCATCAAACAGTATAAGAAGATCTGTACAAAAATTATTTAATTCAAAATCACATTACGGAACATTTAATGGTTATAAAGATGTAACTGCTAGTAGAAGTATACAACAAAGAATATCACAAATTAATTTAGCACAACTAAATAAAGTTCAGATCACTGTACCAGGAAGAACAGACTATACTGTTGGAGATAAAGTATATTTAGAATTAACAAAAAATGCTCCTATAAAAATGAAAGATGATGAAGATGAAACTATAGATAAGATTTTATCTGGAAATTATATTATAAGCTCATTAAATCATTTTATTACAAGAGAAAATCATGAATGTGTAATGGAACTTATTAAAGATTCCTATTTGTTAGATTTGGATAAAGAATAATTATGATGAAATTATATACAGGCGTTGTTGAAAATAGACAAGATCCTTTTAAACTAGGACGGTGTCAAGTACGTGTTGTTGGTTTACATACACATGATAAAACTTACATTAAAACAGAAGATTTGCCTTGGGCATATCCTTTACAACCAGTTACATCAGCAGGAATTTCTGGAATAGGACATTCTCCATTAGGTCCAGTTGAAGGATCTTGGGTTATTGTTATGTTCAGAGATCAATATGAACAACAACCTATTATTGTTGGTACAATTGGCGGTATACCTCAAGAAGATGGTGCAATAGATGATGATGATACTGAAATGATTCTTAAGGAAGATGGTTATCTTCCAGGAACAGATGAACAAACTCTGTCAACAAAAAAGGGTGATCTTTTTAAAAATACATCAGGTCCACTAGCAGAAGAATCAACTGGTTTAGCAGCAGCATCCTCATTTACTACTTCTTCACAAACTGCAAATGAATTAACAGGCTCAGTTTCTTATCAAGACGTTAAACTTGCAGCTGCAGAAGCAAAAGTAAAAAGCCAAGTTAAATCTGACATAACGCAATCAATGTTTGATTCTCTTGTTTCATTAGAATATAATAAAGCAGGAGCATTAGATAGTTCATCGATTGTATCAGATCTTAATAATAATGATTATCTTGCTGCAGCAACTGGATTTGCTGAAGAAGCAAAAGTTAATGGTGAAATTGATCAAGGTGAATTAAGAAAACGCCTAGCAGAGAAAGATAAGTTTATTGCTGAGGGCATTCCAGGGCCCACAGGTGATCTTGTTCCAGTTAAAGCAGCTATACCTACAGTCGATTCTAGTACAACTGCGTCAGGTCAATTAGATAATGGCCTTAAAATGGTATTTGGGTTTAGAGATCCTAATGGCAAATATCCTCTTTATAAATTTGAACCAGATACAAATAAACTTGCAAGACATGAAGATATAAAGAAAACAATTGTTCGTAAGAAAGAATTAACAAGAACAAAAGGCGTAGTAACTGCATTTAATGTAACATGGGATCAATCACCTATACCATACAATGCAACATACCCATATAACCATGTTTATCAATCAGAATCTGGTCATGTATTCGAATTTGATGATACAAAACATTCAGAACGTATTCATCTTTATCATACAAAAGGTACATTCTTTGAGATAGATTCGAATGGCACTAAAGTAGAAAAGATTGTTGGTGATAACTATGAAATACTAGAACGTAATGATTATGTATATGTTAAAGGTTCAGGTAATATTACTATCGATGGTAATTGGAATGTTAAAGTTAATAATGATACAAATATTGAAGTTATGGGTAATGCTAAAACGCATGTTCATGGTAGCATGGAAACATCAGTACTTGGTTCATATAAAGTTAAAGCCGCAAGTATTAATTTAGAAGCACATGGCGGTAACGTTGATATGACAGCGTCAGGTAATATTGCAGGTGATGCAACACGTATTGACTTTAACAGTGGAGTTGCGGTATCTTCAGGATTAACAACACCATTAGCATATGATCCAGTTATGCCATCATTTAAAGAATTACAAGTGATTACTCGAGGTGTAGAAGCTGCTGCTCACTATGAAACACCAGAAGAAGGTGATCCTACTGCATACATTGCTAAACGTATTAATGAAGGTACATTAGATCCAGAACAACAAAATTATGGTACTACACAAAAAACATGTGCAGTTACAAGAAATAGTGTTACAGCACTGCCTCAATCATGTGCCATTATTAATGGCCTTGAAAAGTTTACACCAGATTTATATTTAACTAAGCACTTTACATTAAGTGCATTAACAAAGAATGGTTCACGTATGCCTAAACCTCAACAAGGTTTAACAGAAAATGAAATCGTATGTAATCTAAAAGGCTTATGTGAAAACGTATTAGAACCACTTGCTGAATTATATCCTAATATGGTCATTACATCTGGCTTTAGAAGACCGGGCGATGTAAGAGGATCAAGTGCTACATCACAACATTATCTAGGTCAAGCTGCAGATATCGTCATACCAGGATTTAGTAGAGAACAACACTATGAAGCAGCATGTCAATTAGCTAAAATGGTACCGTATGACCAAATACTTTTAGAATATTCTGGTAAAAATACTGTATGGATTCATGTATCATTTAAATATACAGCAAATCGATTTAATGCATTTACAATGAGGGATCACAAACGCGTTTCAAGTAATGGACAGTTTGTATTAATTACGTAATGGCTTGGTCACCGTTATCTTCATTATTAGGCAGCATTAATGAAAGAGAATTATTTAATTATAATATTACTTATTATAATGAATTAACATCTGAATTTGAGCCAGTTACAATAACTGCTTCAACACCAGACAGCGGTGTTACAGTATCAAGCAATACAATTAGTGGTCAATTTCTTGATGCATTTGATGAATTAATACAATACAGAACAAAACAAGATACTTTTGTAGAAGTATATGATTGGGCAGAAATAAACCGAAATGAATTATATGGTGTATATTATTTTAGAGCTGATACAACATTAGTTAGAACATATACATACACCGCAACATCTACTACATCAAGTCAAACATATACAATTGATGTAGAAAATGATTGGGATTATAATAAGTTAAAACTATTACAATACGTTAATCCATCTGGATTAATAGTAACATGGAAAAATAATTCTAATACTATTTTGCCATGGAATAATGACAATAATGAAACTGTAGGGTGGGAAACATGAGTGTACCAAATACTTTTGCTGCAAGAACTGGTTCAATACCTCTTGCAGATTTAGATGAAAATTTTACAAGTTTAGACACAAATAAACTAGACAAAACTGGTAGTGCAACATTATCAGGAAATTTAACTATTACCGGTGATTTAACTGTTAATGGAACTCAAAATATTATTAATACAACTGATTTAGCAGTTGAAGATAATATGATTTATTTAAATAGTGAATCAACAGTGGCAAACCCAGATTTTGGTATTGCTGGTAATTATAATGATGGTACATATCAACATGCAGGTTTATTTAGAGATGCCAGTGATGGATATTGGAAATTTTATGATAGCTATACTCCAGAACCAGATGCATCTGCATTTATCGATACAA